GGATTAATCCAGAAAATATTATCTGCACTAATATGACAGATGGCCAAAAGAATGATGTTAACGACACCATTCTTTTTTTATCTGAAGTCACAAACCAGCCAACTAATCATGCAAACGACATTTTTAAAAGATGGCAGCTGATAGTAGAGCTGCAGATATTTTGGGCAATAGATCCCAACGTTGAAAGTATACAGGTTGCGGAGATTGAATTGATGCAGAAATTAACAAAATTAGGCTGGATAGTGCAACAGAGTTCACCACACACAACAGATCCTGACACATATCAGGTTACAAAAACGATTTTTTTAACAAGAAATGAGGAAATATAATGAGTTCACACGGAATTAAGGATGTTACATTTGCCCTTTTGGACGATAATGGAAAATTGATTAAAGGCGAAAATGGTCTGAGTGATACAGGTATCTACCTTGCAGATAATGCAGGCGAAGGTTTTACGGCTGTTAATTTTACAGGTCTGGAAACTGAAGGTACGCCACAATTTGCAAATGATAAAATTAAGCGCACGGCCTATGGACAGCCGGAGCCTAAGGTAGCATTAACTGCTCTAGACCTAGACCCACACGTGCATTTCAAGTTAATCGGTTATGTGAGTGATGGCAAAGGCGGTTATATTAGGCACTTACCTAAACCACATGTGGCCATGTTAGTACATAGCCGCAGTCTGGATAATAAAATTGACATTTATGAAGGTGCAGCAAATTGCGAAATGATTGAAGAGGCAAGCAATCATTCAACCGACAATACAGCTGAAACAGATGCCGATACCACATTATCAGCTACTCTTTTAACACCAAGAGATAAGAATGTATTTGTAGATCCAAAAGATCCAGATACTCAAGCTGTCTATAAATATTGGCTAAGTACCGATACTGGTTTTGATTTAGCAGCAATTTACAAAGAGGTCTTTGGTGGCTATGAAGCTGTTAATAACAATGCAACGCCTACTACACCTAATAATAGTATTCCAAGTAATGGGAGTAACGAATAATGAAGAAAATAAAAGTTAATCTTAAGCCCCTTGTTGGAATTGATCGAAAAACAACTGTGTTTCCTTCAGTCGATCTGATGTTAAGGGCACTTGATCTGTCTGAAAATGTCGAAACAGTTCAAACTGACAATGGCGATCTTGAAAGCTTAAAAAAAATCAGAAAAACATTTCATGAAATGCTTGATTACATTCAAGATTTTCTAAAACTTTCTGATGCTGAAATGGCTAGATTTAGAAAAAATAATACACCAGAAAAAGTAGGAGATGTACTAGGTCGGATTGTTATGATGTTGCAAGGTGTCGCTCCTGAACAGATTGAGCAAGCTTCGGAAAAGCAAAAATTGGTTAGGAAAGCAGCTGAAAAAGACCCAAAAAAATAGCTGATTTTAAGTTAGAGCGTAAAAAGCAATTAATGGAGATTAAAAATGAACGTGAAGATCTCTTATTTTTAATTCAAGAATTATTAAAAGCCGGAGCAATGCCTTCGGACGTTTTAAAACAAAATTATTATGATTTGATGGAAGTTCTAAAAGCACGTCCACGAGATGAGCGTCCCGAACTTGTAGATCCATTGGCAGCAGTTTTAGGGAGAAGGTAATAATATGGCTGAATTGCAGCACGATATGGCTTCACAAGTATCATTGGACGTAGATGCAGCTGTTAGAAGTTTTAAAACTTTAACCAGTGCTGTTAAGGCCAACACAACAGAATGGCAAGCTAATGCTGCTGAAGCTAAAAGAAATGGCGAGAGTCAAAAGGCGCAACAGATTAAGATTGATGGTCTCAGCAAATCTGTTGAATTGCAGAAAGCTAAGTTAGCTGATTTGAAAAAGCAACAGGCTGAAGTAGATACTTCAACTGAAAAAGGCACTAAGCGTTATTATGATTTAACTTCACAGATAACAAAAACCAACTCACAGATAACAAAACAATCGGAGCAATTGGACAAGGCTAAGTCAGGAATGTCGTACTACACGACTGGTTTAGCTGATCTACAAAAAGGCTATAAAGAAGCTACCCAACTCTCGCAGTCATACATTGCTAGATTAGATGCTGAAGGCAAAACTGATGAAGCTAACAAGGCTAAACTAGACAGCTATCGTAATTCTGTTGAACACTTTACCAAGCAATTGCAAATCCAGCAGACAGAGCTATCCAAAGTAGCAACTGCAAGTGGTAAAGATTCTGACGCATATCGTGAACAGGAAATACGTGTTAATAAGACTGCTACAAGTTTGGCTAATGCCAAGAAACAACTAAGCGATTTGTCTTCAAGTCTTGAACGTCCGAAATCTATGGGCTTTTTTGACAAAATAAAAGCTCAGCTACACGGCACGGCTGACGCTGCTAAAAAAACTAAAACAAGTATCTCTGATATTGTTAAAGGTTCAGCAGTTGGTGCTGGCTTAGTTAGTGCAGTTGGTGGACTAGGCTCCAGTTTAATTGATGCAGCCAAACAAGGTTTTAACCTTGCTAAAGCCGGTAAGGAAATTAGCGAAAACTGGGAGCATATTGGTGTTTCTGCCAAAGGTGTTAAAGAGTTAACTGGGCAAATTGGAGAAATCCGTGGTGTCAGCAATGCTAGTGGTGCAGCCATTACCAAGTTACAAACTAGTATTTATGGTTTAACCAGTGGCAATATCAAGGAAACTAAAGCTTTAACTAACGAACTGTATGCTTTCGGTAAAGCTGGCGGTGCTAGCGAAGATCAAATTGTTCAAATTGGCAGCAAATTAACCCGTATTTTTTCAGCTTCCAAAGTCAATCTTTCAAGTTTTAACAAAACCTTTGCCACAATGCCTGGTCTTAAAACAGCTATCCAAAAAGCCAGTGGTATGACTAAGAGCGCTTTCAATGATGCATTAGCGAATGGCAAGATTAGTGGCGCTCAGATGAAAAAGTACATGCTAGAAGCTGCAGATGGCAGTGGCAAAGCATGGGAAAAGTTCGGAGAAACCACTGAAGGTAAGATAGCTAAAACTAAAGGTACATGGACTAACTTTACCGCAGCCGTAATGAAGCCTTTGGCTAATACAGCTTTAGACGGTTTAAGTAAAGGACTGGATAAAATAATTGGCAAAAATGGTCAATTAAATTCTACTGGGAAGCACATTCAAACTATCGCAGGTGCTCTTGCCACAAAAGTTGGTAAAGGTATTGCCGAAGCCATTGAATTTATTGTCAAAAATAAAGATGCCATTGCTAATGTTGGTAAGACTTTATTAGCTTACTTTGCAGTTCAAAAAATAGCAGGAATAATTAGTAGCGTACACTCTCTAGGTAAGGCAATCTCGACTGCATTCGTCATTCGTGACGAAGCAGGTAAAATCAGTGGATTAACTAAGTTTGGCAATCTTTTTAAAATCATTGGTAGCAAAGCACTTGACCTAGCTAAGATTCTAGGTAGTAAATTACTAAGCGCTGTGAAGCTTGCAGGCAAAGGACTTTCAGCAATTGGCAGTGCTGCAAAATTAGTTGGCAGCAAATTGTTAGATCTTACCAAAATTATTGGCGGTAAGCTTTTTGACTTTACCAAACTACTTGGCAGCAAGTTACTGGATCTAGCCAAGATTCTAGGTGGTAAATTATTAACCGCTCTGCAATTGGTAGGTAAATCTTTGCTAACGCTGGGCAAATTTATGCTGACTAACCCAATTGGTCTAACTATCACTGCTATTACAGCATTAGTTGCTGGCTTTATTCTACTGTACAAAAATTGCAAGCCATTTCGGGATTTTATCAACAACATTGGCAAGGAAATTAAAAAGGCATTTGCAGCTGTTCCTGGAATAATTAGGAATGTAATCAAATGGTTTACCAAACTTTTTAATTCCGTCAAATCAACATTTAATAAAATCACCAAAAATATTAAAAACACTTGGAAAGCAATAACTAAGAGTTTCAATTCTTTCAAAAAGAGTTTCAAAGAAGACTGGGATAAGCTTTGGGATTCTATTCATGACTTTTTTAAAAAGGTCTGGGACAAAGTTCTAGATATTTTTAAAAAGTGGGGTAAGAATATCAAGGGCAATTTCAAATCTTTTGGTGATGACTTTAAGAAAACATGGACTAATTTGTGGTCTGGTGTTAAGTCTATTTTTAACAAAGCTTGGAATGGTATTAAAAAATTAGGGCAGAATGCAATGAATGGCCTAATTGACATTGTTAATGGCGGCATTAAAGCTGTTAATAGTGTTATCCATGCCTTCGGCGGTAAAAAACAGACTATCAGCCTGCTTGGTCATGTTAAATTTGCAACTGGTATTGATTCTTTACTGAAGTCATTATCTAACCCTATAACTAAGCCAGTAATTGCAACGCTTAATGATGGCAATGACAGTCCAGCAACAGGTAACAAAGAAATGCTGATAGATGATGCTGGCAATGCTGGCATTGTTCAGGGGCGTAATACTGAGATGCTATTAACACCTGGGATGCATGTGATCAATGCTCACGAGACAGCAATGTTTACTAACTTCCTTTCAGCATTTGAACACAAGCGCTATGCACAAGGTACAGACTCAATTTTCGGTAAAATTGGCAATGCTGTTAGCGGTGCTGTAAATGGTATTGGTAACTGGATTTCAAAAACTGCCTCTAATCTCAAAAAATATTTTGACCTGGCAATAAAAATTGTTTCTCACCCGATTAAATATGTTGAGGGATTGTTTAAATGGACTAATCCAGGCAATATAGCTGGTGCCATGCAAGAACTAGCTCATGGTGCTTTTAACAAAGCTCAAAGCTCGGTTAAAAATTGGTGGTCGGCACTCTGGCAGATGGCTGGTGGTAGCTTAGATGGCACAAGCTCTGCCTTGTTAAAAGCTGTTGAAAAATATGGTTCCGGGCACAATTATGTTTGGGGAACACAAGGGCCGACTACTTTTGACTGTTCAGGATTAGTTTGGTACGCCCTCAAAAAAGGCTTTGGCATTGATTATCCACGTTTTAGTGGTAGTCAATATGATATGACTGAGCATATTAGTAAGTCACAAGCACATAGTGGTGATCTGGTATTCTGGGGCAAGGGTGGCTCAGAGCACGTTGGTGTATATGCTGGTGGCAATAGATATTACAGCGCACAATCTCCAAGCCAAGGTATTCATATGAATACCCTTGACTCAGTTGTTGGCAAAGGTGCCCCTAAATTTGGGCGTGTTCAAGGTTTAAAACAAGAAACTGATACTAAAGCAACAACTGGTTTGCAACAATTCATTAAAAATCAAGTCGGCAACGGCTTTTTTAGTTTTATCAGCAAATTAGGTTCATTATTCGGCGCAGGAGCTATGGGTGGTAAGCCAAGTGGTTCTCACAAAAATTGGTTGGCAGAGGCCGGTTTTAAGCCGTCTGATTTTGGATATATTACTTATATTATTGATCATGAATCTAGTTGGGATCCAAAGGCTACTAATCCTGAATCTGGTGCTTATGGACTGCCACAGTCATTACCAGGTAGCAAAATGGCTTCTGCTGGTAGTGATTGGCGGACTAATCCAATTACACAGCTGCGATGGATGAAAGGATACGTTAACAGTGTTTATGGGGGAGCTCGAAATGCCTATAATTTCTGGCTCCAACACCACGCATACGCTAATGGTGGACTAGTTAGCCAATCTGGATTGTACGCTTTAGCCGAAATGAATAAGCCCGAGATGATAATACCGCTTGACACTAGCAAGAAAAGCCGTGCGTCACAGTTATTAGACGAAACAACTAGGATTGTCCGTGGTTCTGACAATACAATTGCAGCTGAAAACACTACTAATCTGCTAAATACAATTATTAATCTGCTCCAAACAATTGCAGATAAGGATAAGTACAAGCCAATTATTGAGTTGCTGCAGCTATTGAGCCAGAATCCGATTAATGTTGACACCCAAGTCAAGCTTGATGGCAAAACTTTGGCAAAACAATTGGAAAAATATCAGATAAGAAGACAACAGGGAGGTAAAGCAGGATATGCGTTCTAGGCAAAAAGGACAGATTATCTATCATAATCGTAGTAGTGCTGATTTTGGTATCTATGCAGAAATTCCAACTACAATACCAACACCACAATTAGACGTAACAGTTACTCATATCAATGGGAGAAATGGTGATTTACTTCAGTCTTATGATTCATTCAAAAATATTACTTTGACGTTTAATGTGACGGTATTTAAACCTAAGCAATACTCTAATTTGTATCAACTGAAAAATGAAATAATCGACTGGTTAACCGGATTTGATTACGGTTACCTAAAGTTTAGCGAAAATCCTGAATGGGTTTTTGAGGCAATTGTTACCACGCCTCCAACATTGTCCCCTTTAGTTGAGGCTGCTATGCAAGAAGAGTTAACTGGCCAGATTGCATTTAATTGCAAGCCTCTAATGCTTAAAACTGCTAGTATTCATTGGCAGGATGTGCCAGAAACTGTTGTTAATCAGCAAATCATGCCAGCATTACCCGACTGGCACATAGTTGGCAATGGCGATTTTACTTTAACTGTTAACGGATTAGCTTACCATTTTAATAATATACAAAATGAAGTATATGTTGACGGTGATAACTGTCAAGCATATTCATATGACGCTAATGGCGAAAAAGTTAACCTAAATTCTGAAGTAATCTGGGAAAACAACGATGTTCCGATACTTAATCCGGGTAGAAATACAATCAGCTTAGCTGGTAATGCAACTAAATTTGAATATAAGCCCAGATTTAGGAGGTTAGCATGATTAAGTTCTTACGTTATCCAATTCTATTTAAAAATGCTAACGATAATGTCACAACTAACGGTATTGGCGCTTTAAGTGATGCCACTAAAGCTGAAGTAACTCAAGAAGCTAATGCTATTCAAACATTATCAATGGAATATCGGATTGATGGAGCTTTTGCCAACCAAATTAAGCCTAAAGAAGTGATCATGGCAGATGCTTCACCATGCTTGTTAAGGCAAAAATTTAGGATCCAGGAAGTTTTGGCCAAAACTGAAGATACTATTACAGTCCAGGCCGTTGGTATAGCTTCGGACTTCACTTCTCGGATAATTACCAAGGATATAAGTCTGCCAAATATGTCTGCTAGTCAATGTTTTCAGGCTTTGCAGGACGCAATGCCACCTTTAGAGAGTATACCGGGGGTTGAATTTACAACTGATATTACTGATTTAGCTAATATCAACTACACTGTTGATCAAAACTCAGATATGAGTGCAATATTAATTGGCGCAGACGCTGAAGGCGATGAAGCTACACAGTCGATGCAGGCATTATACAAAGGTAATTGGATTTTTGACAATTACCATTTTTATTTGCTGAAAAATCCTGGGAAATATACCGGAGAAGTGATTAAGCATGGGCGTGATATGGGCAGTATGGAAAATGACGACAATATCACGCAACTATATACTGGTATTTTTCCCTACGCAAAATACACACCAACACCTAAGACACCATTACCGACTGATATGACACAGGCTGGAGACGAGCTAGATGGTATGGGTACTGTGCAGTATCTAGGCAACGGCAATTTAACCACCTACGACAGTCCATATCCTGGACATAATGTAGTAGGTTCTGTTCAAAACGGTCAACATTTACAACTAGTCAGAAAAGTAAGCAGTGGCAGTGATCCTGCCACCATGAATGATGATGACTGGTACATGTTAAGCGATAATTCATGGGTAGATGGCAATTTTATTACTTTTGACAAAAATGGTGACTATATTATCAATGCAGGAAATGGCCAGGGACATACCACGGCTGGCTCTGAGTCTAAGGGAATAATCTACAGCGAAAGTGGCACCGCTACAGTTGCGATAGCTACAATTCATGTCTACAAATCGCCATTCCAAGGAAGTGATCATTTTAGGTTAAATTTCACTTTCAAAAAAGGTGACAGAATCAATTATAAGCATATCGCTATCGATGATAACGGGAATAAGTGGTATGAAGTAGGCGAGAATGAGTGGGTCTATGGCCCACACTTAAGCTTCAGCAAGAAGGATAGTATTGTCTACTTGCCTGCCAGTGGGAAAACCTATGTAAAAAATGGTGCTATCTGGTATGATACGCCCGGTGTAGCTAGGCAGATGATCATTAAACCAGGCTATTACACTATCCTAGGTCAAGCTGTAATTGGCAGTACAACTTACTATAAATTAGCAACAAATAAATGGGCTGATAGCTCAGTTTGCGATTTTAATCACAAAAAAACAACGAAACCAATTAAGCCAAGTAATATTGTTAGTCATGAAGCCAGCAATACTGGCCAAATTGAACTACACGACAAACCAGGCGGCACAATTATTAGTGATACGATACCTGCTAATCAGCAAGTATCGGTCAGTGCCACGGCTGACTACAATGGCGAAAGCTGGAGTCAGGTAACTTGGCAAGGACATACAGGATGGGTTCTTAGCTCTAATCTTGATTACTCTGGTGACACAGATGTTGAGCCTAATTGGGGCGCTGACGAAAGTAGCGGTGATGATGAGATAGATGATACCCCTGCAGAACAGGAAATCTATGTCACACTACCAGATAGCATTGTTTATGCCGATAACCAAATTGGACAGGAATATCAGCGAATTAAGCCAGTTGATCTAAGCCAATATTGGACACCTAACAATGACAATGATACTGGTGCACCGACTGCGGATGACATTACTCAGCTGCAAAGCCTAGCGGATGCGTATATGAAAGAGTACCGTATTGGCCAGCCAGATCCTACTTGCACTTTATCTGAAGGTGAAGTTGGAAAAATTGGCCATGCTGATCTCTACGACACAGTAGGCGTTGACTATCCTAATTTAGGTATAAGAGTAACTGCAAAGGTAATAAGCACCACTTGGGATGCATTAGGGCACCGATATCTGTCTAAAACAATTGGCAGTTTACCCCCAACATACGAGCATTTACTTTTGCAGACAGCCAATAGCAATGCTAATGCCAAATTTGGCAGAGCAAATCACAAAATTGCTGCTCAAAATGACCTGGTTACGTCTATTCATAAGGCCTTAAAACAAGAAGGTTCTGACCGATTAAGTGCTGAAAAGAATATTGCTAAACAAATTGGTGTTATTAACGATAATTTTGACGGTCTAAAAGGCCGTGTTAATGAATTTGACCAAGATTTAGTCGGTATTAATGGTCAGTTCGACGAGGTGCAATCCTGGATAGAATCAGGCGGTTCAACAGCTTTACAATTTGTCGATGCAACGGGGACACAAACTTACAAAAATCCAACAGAAATCAGGGCAATGAATAGTGATGGCTCGTACATGCGATTCAATAGTCAGGGCCTAGAATATGTTAATCCTTATGGCTATGCAGATTCTGCTATTGATAGCAGGGGCAATATTATTGCTTCACATTTAACAGCCGATACTATTAGGGCATTAACTGTTGATGCGTTTCAAATAAATGGAGCACTTTATTGTAAAACACCAGATGGTAGTATGGCAGTTTATGTTGGTACTGCCAGCCCTGGCCAATTGTTTCCACAAAACGGTGGTCATGCAATTTGGGTGAAATCTGACAACTACATATCAATGATGTCTTCTGGTCAATTCGAAGTAAGTGATGGCAGCCATGTTACTAGTATTGGCCCTAATATAGGTGTAATAGGTGACAGTACAATAGTCACAGCAGACAATATTAGATCATATGCAGGACCATATTACACAACAGAGTCTGAAGTTCGCTCAATTGTAAAAGATATGGTGCCTTCCAAGTATAGGAATTAGGAGGATCATGATGAATAATGATGTAATTAATATTTTGGCTAGCAATTTGGCCAATCAAGCAATTAGTATTGCTAAATTAAAGGCTGAAAATAATGAGTTAAAAAAACTACTAGCAAAAGCTAATGATCAACTTAATTCAGAAAAAAAGGAGATGGAAAATAATGAGTCTGCCAAATCTAACGTTACAAACAGACAAAAATAACACCTCAGTTGATATTGATAGAATAACTATCCGTCAGTCTGAAAGTGGTCTAGTATTAATTGCTGATCTAATTACAGCAACTGGAGAAGCGTATGATCTAACCGACTGTAGCATTGCTTTTGGTGAGAATAAAGATGGCGGTAAGATGGTATCTGACGACAATGTTGATATTATTGATGCTAAAAATGGCCGTATTAGTTATCGCCTAAATACAGTAGTCTATCAGGCTAGTGGTGATGCGTGGTTTGAGATAACTGACACGGCACATAAACTAATTGATACCACTACTAATATCAGAATTGACGTTGTTAAACAAGCTGATCTCCCGGTTGACAATGATAATTATTGGTCAAAGGCGGAAGGGATGTTAACGCATGTTCAGGCGATAATTGACAAAATGCAAAATGACATTAACGCCAATGCCACAGCTAATACCGACAAGCTTAATGAATTTATAAAGTCATTTAATGACAAATTAGACCAATATAAAGCCGAATTAGCGGATTATGATCAAAAATACAAGCAGCTATCTGATGATTGGGCTGCAGAATTAGAAGTTATTAAAGGCAATGCCAATAGCGACATTAGTAAAGAATTAGATAGTTTAAAATCTGACTATAAGTCCTGGAAGTTAACAGTTTCTGCTGATTTCCAGAAACAAATAGACAAGCTTAAAGATGAATTGAGCAATGCTGAAAAAACTCAGAATAGTCTGAAAGCAGATATTGATTCAGCAATGGCCGCTGTGGATAAAATCCAGGGTGTTGATTTTACCCAATTTGCGCATAAAGAAGATTTAGACAAATTCTATGACAAAGCGACAATCGATGAAAAGCTCAAAAATGCCGGCACATTGAAACAAATCAGCGTTAATGGTGGCACGCCAATTAGTCCGGATGATAAGGGCGTGGCCAATATTGACATTGACTCTATTGACCTTTCTAACTATGAGACCAAAGAAGATGCTAATACTGCACATAACGATTTGAAAGATGAAATTAGCAAAAGGCCAGTTACTGTTAATAATATTAGTTCAGATGATAAGGGCAACATTGCTATTGCTATTCCGGACGTGTCAAAAATGCAACAGGACATTACTACTCTGCAAAAGGAGATGGAAGAGCAAAAATCAAAAGTGACATATCATTATGCCGATACCTTGGCAGATGGTCAGAAATATTCAGCCGCAAATCCGCAAATATTAACGGGTACCCCGTAGTAAAGGGATGATTAAATGTTAATTAATGGAAATGAAGTAAACAATCTTTTTCTTAATGGAAATCGGTTTAAAAATATAAATAACGACTATTATATACCTATTGGAACAGAATTTTATGAATATTATTATCAACCGCAATACGATCGATATCAGTTAAATATGAGTCAACCTAATACTGGTATTAATATTTATAATGGTTCATTTCTTATTCCAAATGCAGCAACAATTTTCTCAGGAACCCCGGCAGAAATTCTAAAAAATTACCATCCTACCGCTACAGTTGTATATTCTAGCTACATTGATTCGAATGCTAAATTCTATACAATTGACAAGTTTAACGGCGGTGTCTGGATATATTTGTTTACGCCAGAGACGTTTGAAAAATTAAAATTAATTAACTGTATGTAAGGAGATTTTAAAATGACAGAGGAAACAACAAGCCAGTCAACCTGGCAAGATAAGATGGCTGAAAAACAGAAAATATTAGATCAAAGTGGTTTATGGGCTCAAATGGGTTTTATTTCAAATAATGAAATCGATTGTGAGCCTGTTTTATTGTTCAAAAAACATGAAACTAATTTCTATCCAATAATTTTAGAAGCACCACCAGCTGACTTTATTAGACCCAAATGGGACAGGGTCAAGCATATGTGGATTGATAACGATAATGCAAGTACTAGTAGTCGTCTAACCAGCGTTGAGAAAACGATTGAAACAGTGCAGCAAAACAATGTAGTGATTCAAAATCAAAATAATGACCTCAAAAATGCATTGTCAAGCCTGGCCAGCGGGCAGGCACAAATGCTGAAGCTACTTGGTGCTGCTACTAGTCCGAAAGTTAATGCAACTGCACCCGATAGCACACAGGATGGGGGCAATACAAATGCTCAACAGTAATATTTACAAGTTTCTAGTAACACAGTTCTTTAAAGGCGGAATCTATGTTAAATCGGATGTAGCTTATTTTGTCCAATTGGGTTGGCTAACTGGCCAAGATTTTAAAGATATAACGGGTGACGACTATGTGGCACCAACTAATAGCTAATATTAAGGCTTTTTATTATCAAATAGTTGTAGGAATGGCTGTAATCTCAATTGGAGCTGTTCTGTGGCTCGATCGTAATTATTTCTTTTGGCCACCTGAACTAAAAGGTTTAATGAATAACGTATGGTTAGACAGAACAATACTAATCATGGGCGCAGGTATACTGCTTTGTGCTTTAACTGGAAATCGTGTCAAATGGCTACAGCATTTTTTGTTTATTGTCACTGAGCCAACAATGATAATATTGGCAATTGCACAAATCTGGCATATTCTCTACGCTGGCGAATACAGAATGGAATATCCAGTAATCTTAAATATTGTAATTTGTTTGTTAATTTTTGGATGCGCTTATGAAAGCTAGAGGGGTGATCACTTGCATGACCTAGTAACTAATATACAAGTGATTGCTGCTGCTTTAGGTACAATTGCCACCGCATGGGCGGTTTTTCACAAATCAAATCGTGAAAATTATTCAAGTATTTTTCAAG